CTCTTTCTGATAAGGCCATCATCTCTCTACAGAAATCTCTAGATTTATTACCATCCTTCATAGGCTTTCTAGAACCAATAGCATACTTATAACGAATTTTATATAAGCCATTTTTTGAATCTAAGTAACTAAATGCACTACCATCTCTTAAACTTCCTACATTATCTTCACTAGATTTAACTAATCCTACATATTCTCTAATCTTAGATAGTGTACTCTTTTTTTCTTTTATTAAAGAGTTTGCCCATTCTTCGTTATCTACTCCTAATTCTTCATCTAGCTCATCTACAAATTCATATTCATCATCCATCTCTACTCCACTTTCTCTTAAAGATCCTAGTATATCTTCTGCTTGTTCATCAGATAATTTAGGATGTTTATCATCTTTACTTAGATCTTCTTGTTTAATACCAGTTTCTTCTTCTATTGTTTCATTATCTTGAACATCTGTATCAATTTCAGTAAACTCTAAAGGTTGTAATGTAATAAAATAGAGGTTTAAGGTTATATTATTAAAGGCTAATAGCTTATCAAAATGCTCTATTAATAATTCTTGGAATGGTCTAATAATAGTATTATCAAAAAGTAAACTAGCAGTTTTAATCTCATCTGCATTGTTACCTAGTCCTGTACTATCTTTAATTCCTAATAACATAGGAGAAACCACCCTATGAGCTAACATAATCTTTTTTGTACTCTCTTCACTAAGAAATTGATACTGTTGATGAGCATCCGATAATTGTACTGGAGTTATCTCAGCTTGAGCTTCCCTATTGTCGTTGAATGCTAAAATGAACTTCCCTGCATTGCTACTTCCTGAAAATTTTTGAGCTATCTTATGTTCTAATAATCTGCGTTCTTCTTCATTAGGGATACCATTGTTAAAATTTATAAGCATTGAAGGAGATAGGCCTTGTTGTATATTATTAATATGGTAATTAGATATTTCTTCTTCCAATAAACAATATTGGATACCTCCTTGATAATCGACAGGAGTATAATAGTAAAATCCTGCCGAATAAGGTTGTATGTACATAATCTCTATAGATTCATCACTCATACCAAATGCAGGTATTCTTCTTGGCTGATCTGAATTTTTAATTTTAGCCCAATCTTTAAAGTAATAATATGCCTCTACTTCTCCTTTATCATTACATTTTTCTGCTCTTAATGTTTCAATAGGCATATGTTCTAATTGAGCAATACTTTTTCTATCCTTAGAGTAAATAACTTGTATGGCACACTGCCCCATCAATTTAAAATCATAACAAAGTTTTCTAACAATGCTTGGTTTTAAAATAGTAATCATCTTAGCATACTCTTCAGGTTTTTTATTTGCATCTGTTGCATCCAAACCTTTACCATAAATTTGTTGAGAAATACCATTTATAGCTGCTGAATTAGTAGGAGATCCGTTATATCTATCTATGAGATATTGAAAGTAATTATTATCTTCTCCATACTCTACATAATCTTTATTTACTACTTCTTTTATTTCAGGAGCAGTATAACTATTAAGGTTTACAAAACTCACTTCTGATTTTGAGTGTTTTGTAAATTGTCCTAATTTATTTCTTAATCTTTTTTTCATATTACAATATACTCATTATTGAACGAATCATTTGTTTTGTAAACATCCTTATTAATGTTATAATGGTCATTATCATTTAATTGGTCTATATCTTGATCTGTTACAAATATTCTATCTTTATATATTCTTTCTTTTTGATTGCTATCTGTTTGCCAAAGTTCATCATACATTTGCCACAAACTTAAATTTGTATTCCAAAAGTTAAAATCTGCATATATATCTAAATCATAAAACCTAGCTTCTTTAAAAATACTAGCAAGATCACTTGGATTATTAACATAAGTATTATCAAATTCTAAAAAATTTCCGTTAGTTGTAACTGAATTTATAAAATAAGAAAACTTTTTATTTAGAATATTATCTCTTACATCTACAGTAAAACTGCCAAGATATTCTCTTGGTACAATTTTTAGTGTTTGCCCTGCTGATGTTGAAAATACTATCATTGCTTATATAACGAATTAATTAAATTAATTTGTAAAATAAAAAAGCACCCTGATTAGGATGCTTTCTTAAATTAAACTAAAATTTAGATATATTATTTAGCTGCAACTGTTCGGAGCAATTTGTGTTGCATTAGGAGTTATTACTCCTGAATCTACAAATGCAGGTGCTTTTTCTTCCTGCCCTTCTAAAGTCAATGTAAATCCATAAAGATCTCCTGCTGCTGCACCAGTTACTATAGTACCTCCTGTTACTTCACATCCATTCTCTAGACCACAAAGAAATTGATTTCCTAAGTAATCTTCTACTACACAATGAGGCCTAGAAACTATAATTAGTTGAAGCTCTTGTTGAGTAGCATTATCTAAGAATGGCAATGTAAGGTTAATAGTTTGTGCAAAGAATGTAGTTCCATTTTCTCTAGAACTATTTACTGTAGATTCTAAAGATGAATTACCTTTTACATCAAACTGAAAAAAAGATGGGCTTCCTGAAAAAGCAGATATAGTACCATCTGCATCTACAGTTACAGTACCAAGTGTACCAAATTCAGCAAAGTAAATTGTTTTTACTCCACCAAATCCTGTTTTATTTGGTAATTTTCTTCCTGTTGTTAATGTACAAGCCATATTATTATTTTTTAAAAAGTTAAAAAAAAGGGTAGAGTAGGTATGTTCTATCCCACCCTTTTAAGTTTATTATTCGTTATTAGGGTTTGTAAAGTACAACTTCAGAACCATATCCATATTGGATTCCTGAAGTAAACCTCATAATCACCCTTACATTTTGTGAACCATCTAAATCAGCCATATCTAGAGTTTTTACGAGATTATGATCTGAAAGTAGGCCAGTTCCAAAATAGAGGTTACTTTTTTGAGCTAATACCATTTGATTATCATTTAATCCTTGAGCTAAGAAAATATTAACTCCATCAAATGTTAATGGCTGATCCATAGTGTACCACATATTCACTCTATTTTCAAAACCACCACCTTGAGCAGCTAAAGCCCTTACATAAGCCTTTGCTACATTCTTAGATACATATAAGTTAAGATCTTCTTTACCATAAAGAGCTGATGGACAAGCATCAATTACTTTACCCATCTCTGCAATTACATTACTTGCTGTAACAGTTGTTCCTGTTACATCATTAACATCAGAATCAGCACTAAATAATGTTACAAAACCATCAAATTCTCCTGCGTTTGAATTAACACCATTCCAAATTGATTGCTCAGTTTTTTGTGCTACTTGAGCAGCTACTTCTCCAATTAAGAAATCACTAAACTTCTTAGGCATTTGCTCGTAAGCAGAAAATCCAAGCTCTGCTGCTTCCCACGAACTTACAAATGGAGTTAAACAAAATTCATTATTTACTTGAAACTCCTCTGGTTGAATAACTTTTTCAGTTAAAGCTATATTACCTGCTGATGTAAAATCACAAGAACCATTAGCAATAATACCTGATACTGCCATCTTACTGATAGTTTCTTTATATTTAATATTAGGTAGAACTTCTATACCACCTTTTGCGATTGTATCGCCTGATAACAATGCAGCAGCGATATATTTCCCTGCCCATTGACCTGCATAATTACTTGTTATACTTAAAGCCATTTTTATTTATATTTATTAGTTATTTAATTTTTCAAAAATTCTATCCTTGATAGATTTTGCTTTATTTTGTGAAAATTTAAAGCCTCCAACTTTTTCCCCTGTTTTAGTTTCAGGGCTATGTTTAATCGGCTCAGTTGCAGGTTTTGATAATTCTTCATTAATTACCTCTTCTGCTTTAGCTTCCACTTCTTTATTTTCTTCTTTAACTTCAGATAGTTCTTCTTCAGTATCTACTTCTTCTACTTTTTCAGAATTAGATTCTTTATCTTTTTTTAAATCAGCAACTGCATCTTCAAGATTTTGGATTCTTTTTTCCATACCCTTCCAATCAGCTACATCTGCTTCTTCTTTTCTATCTTCCATCTCTTTTTCTTCTTCTAGTTTAGCTTCTTTAAGCTCTTCAATAAGACCTTCTTCTTTTACAACTAGAACTTCTCCTGATTCAAGTTCATACTCTCCAACAGGCATTTTAACTTTTTCATCTTCTGTTTTGATGAAAACTTCTTTACCATTAGAAAATGTTTCAGCAGTTATTACTGTGCCATTCTCTAGTTTCCTATCTTCAAGATCTACTTGAATATCTAGGATAGTTTTGATTTTATTAAGCATATCACTACTTTTCATAATTACTATATTAACGATTTATAAATTTAATTTTGCATTTTCAGGATGCTACCCTATTTATAACACCAATTCCTTGAGCAAATAATGATCCATCACAACACTCTATAGAATAAGTATTTTTATCTTTACAATAACAAGCTCTTCTATCTCCTATAGGGCTTGTTGTACTTGGCCAATAGTTTTTTTTATTTACCACTTTTTGGATGTTTTTTAGGTAGTAAATCATTATCCCCTTTATATTTCGGATTCTGAGGCCTACCATTTTTAACTAAATACATATAAGCATTAACTCTTGCAAATGCCCAAGCTGATGCTGATTTTATTTTAGGAGAGTGAGAAACATTAAAAGCACCTAAACCTCTTTGAAATACTGATTTAAGCTGCCCTACTGTTACACCATATCCTAATTTATCTTTATATCTTTTGTTAAAGTCATCTGCCTTTTTTTGTAGAGTGGCTTCATCTGCTTTTGAAACTTTAGCTCCCCTGCTTGATGAGGCATCTCCTTTTGCAGTTCCTTTGCCTTTCGGATTTTTATTAGGAGTATCTGATTTTGGTGCTTTAGGGCTTTTCCTAATACCACCTCTTTCTCCTACTTCTGCATAATTATCTTTTTTTTTTACACACTTACCATCTTTCTTCACAAAACCACTAGGGCATTTACTATCATACATTTTATGTTTTTCGCAAGGCATATACCAAGTTTTCATATTACCATCTTTGTCCTCAATATCGTGTGAATGTATGCCCTCACATCCTATGTTTTTTGCCATCTCTTTAGCTTTTTCTTCTGTTGAATAAGCCAATCTATCATCTATAATAGCAAAATCATCATTTACTACTTGGGTATATAATTCTAATTTGCCTAATTTTTTTAGTTTTGCTTCACTCCATCTCTTAGCAGCTAACCCTCCCCATAACAAATAAGATATTGTGCCACAGGCCTCCTTATCCTCTGCATTGTAGTATTCTTCTGCTCTTGACAAATAAGAATACATCCTCTTTATAGTTTGCTCACTTATAGGCTTACCTTGAGCTAATTGAGATGCTCTAATTTTACCGACATCTGTAGCACACTTATTATTTACTTTTTTATTAAGATCTATACCTCTTTTAGCATTATTCTTAACTGCTTGAGGGTAATCTTTATAGCTTTCTAGAATAAGGTTTTTACCATCCTTATATCTTTTATCTTCTTTAATAATACCAGTAATTTGTTTTAGCATATACTCTGCCTCTTCTTCAATTATCCTTGCAAGTTCATCTTTGTTATCTTTTGGAATATCCATACGATCAGCAAAAAAACCTTCTATACTAAAACCTTTTACTTTACCTGATTTCACATATTCATTCCATACATCATCATTATCTACTTTTACTGATCCCATCCAAGTTCCTACAGGTACATCAAAACCATACTTTCTTGATTTATCAAACTTCTCATCTTCTACTATCCAACTCTCTACAAGTGTAAGGCCATTGATTTCGTGTTCGTGTTCTAAAGTAGAATTGCCCTGATTACCTTTTTTAAGGTATAATTGAGATGCTTTTTCTATTGTATCTTTAGAGAAATATATATAGTATTCTCCTTGATTATTTTTCCTATATATAGGTTTATTTGGGATTAATAAAGCTCCCATCAATATTTTTTTCTCCTTATCAATCTCAGCAAGTTTTAACTCCTGATCTTTAAGAGCTATAAAATCTTCTTCTATTGCAGGATTTTCTACTATTGAAATAGCTTCAACTCCTGTTACTTCTTGATCTTCATCTAATATTAATTCTACTATCTTCATAACTAAATAACGATTTTAAAAATTTATTTTGTATTATAGTGATGCACCATCTATTATGTTTCTTTCTAAACCTTGAGCAGTAGTTACATCATTACTTACTACAAAGGCCTGTACAGGTGCTTGATTACCTAAAGCACTTGCTAACTGATTTACACCTGATCCCCCAACTCCTGTTACATCAGGAGGTACAGAATCTACTACTGGCGCTGAAGCCTCAACACTTGGTGCTTCTATATCAACACCTCCACCTGCACTTGCACCTGCAGTTGCAGCAGCACTCTTAGTTGCACCTACTGCTGATTTTATTGCACTTACAATACCAAAAGCAGTTGCAGCGAAACTTAATATAAAAGGTATATTAAATGGAGGAGGAGCAGCACTTGCTGCCTTAGCAGCTCCTTTACCTAATTCAACTCCTGATTCTGCTGCATTTACTGTAGCATTAGTTACTGCCTTTTTAGCATTAGATATTTGTTCTTTAGCATCTAAAATTAATTGCCTTGCTAGTAATATTTGTTTTGCTACTAATAATGCTTTACCTACTTTACTTTCTGCTCCTGCTAATAATACTGCATTGTCAAATGTTTTTTCTCTTGTTGCTCTTTTAGCAGCTTCAATTTTTTCTGTTTCATCAGCTACCCTTTTTTCTTCTGCTATTTTTTTATCTGCATCAGCCTTTCTTTTGGCTTCATCTTGAGCATCAAACTCATCTTGTTTTTGTTTTTTAGCTTCTCTTCTAGCTGCCTCTAATTCATCTGTTTGAATATTTTGTAGCTCTGCTTGTTCTATAAGTTTTTGAAAATGCTCATCTATTTTAATTATTTCTAATTCTCTTTTTTCATCTTCAGATAAAGCAGTAGCATCCCTAATTTGTTTTTTAAGTTCTGCTAATTTTTTTGCTGCTTCTAATTCTTTTGCATCAGCTTCTTTTTGTTCTGCTTTTTTTGCAGCTTCTTCTGCTTTTCTTTCTGCTTTTGCTTCTCTAAGGTTTGTAGTAATCTCAGCAGTTAGTGTTTTTTGTTTCTTTAATCTTGAGGCTTCAAGTTCAATTACTTTTGCTCTTAATTGTGCTTCTTCATCAAGATCTTCTTTAGTAGAATTAGCTAAAGAGTTTTCTGTTACTTTAGCTTCTAATCTTAATTTAGCTGCTTCTATTTCTTTATTAGTTATTTCTTCTTCTATTCTACCTGCTTCTTTCAATGCTTCTATTCTATCTTCAATAGATACATTTTCTTTATCGGCTGCTTTTTCTCTAAGCTCGTTAAATTTTCTAGTAGCCTCTGCTCTATCAATTAATAATTGCCTTTCTAATTTATCTGCATCTGCTCTTTTATCAGCAAGTTCTCCTGCTAGTTTAATTTCTTTCTTTGTTTCTTCTCCAAAATTTGCTATACCTTTTCTTACTTCTTCTAAGGCTTCTCCTGCTGCCTTAAAATCTCCTGTAAATACACTTAAAACTACATTACCAAAATCAGAAAGAATATCAGATACATTACCTATAACTGTGGTTATTTGTGTAAAGAATTTACTAAATTTATTTTGGCCTTCTTCGGAAGATGTAAATGCTTTAGCTACCCCTATAATTGCAGTTGCTATTGCTACTAAAGGTACTGCTAGTAAAGCTATCCTTAATAATTTAGAGCCTTTTGTGGCTGCACCTAAAGATCCTGTAAAGTTTTTAGTAGAACTAATAAGGCCTCCTGTTTGCTGATCCAAAATACCTAATACTCCGTTATAATCAGCAGCATCTTTTCTAGATTGTTTTAATTGATCATTAGCTCTTTTTCTATCTTTTGTTACATCTTTAAGACCTTGTTTTTCTTCAATTAATCTATTTTTAGTTTCTCTGATTTTTTTGTTTAGGGCAGTTCTTCTTTGCATTGCCCTACCTGAATTTCCTTCTGTTTCAGAAAGTTTTTTATTTAGCCCTGCCAGTTCTTTTTCTAAACTAGATACTAAATCTTCTTGAGCCATAAAAGATTTATTAAGCTCATCTACATTAGCTTGAGCATCTTTAGTAGATACTTTTAATTCATATGTTTTAGATACTACTGCCATTTTAACTCATTCTTAACTTGTTTGTATGCTTGTTTAAAGTTAGTAGGTAAAGCATATTTACCTTGAGCTATTCTAATATTTTCAGTAACTCCTTCACACACTTGTAATAAATCTATTATATTTTTTATCATACTATATTTAATAATTCTAAATTACTATCTCCTGTTGTTAGATTTGTCTTAATACTATTTATTCTATAGTTTCTATTATGTAACGAAATTTTATCATTCAATTTCAAATTATATATAATTTTTAAAGGTAGTTTAGCTTTTACCTTAGTTAATCTTCTACCATTGTTAAAAACATCTTGTATGTAAGATTTATAACAATTCTCAAATAGAGTACCTGTAAAAGTAGTACCTCCTGTATATTCATTAGTTTCTAAATTAAAATGTATATTATCTGTTGAAGTAGAACTTGAAATTGCTCTTGAGTTACTTGGAATCCAATAACTATTATTTGAAGTGTTTGATGCCTGAGCTGCTTTAAGAGAAATTGGAGTACCACCTGTAACCTTGATAGCATAAAATATTAATGGTAATCCATAAAAAGATTCTTGATTATCATTAACACTCCATCCCCATTGTATAGTTGTACTAGCACCACCAGTAGCATTAACTAATCTTTGATACTGAAAATGCTCAAAAGGTACTTCTACTTTATAAATGTCTGAAGGTGCATCAAACGAAGCATTATCTTGATATTCAATAGTACCCCATCCTTTGTTTTCTAATTGTTCAAATTGTTTAGCTAAGAAAGTACCTAATCCTTTATAACTGAAAACTATTTCTTTAAATGGTAGAGCTACATCTACATTACTTGTTTTTACATCTACATACTCATCTATAGTATGAGTTACTGATGAGGCTGCAAAAAAATCATCTAATTTTTGTACAACTATAGTACCTGCTTCATTAACAAAAGCAGTAAGATTAAACATCTTAAATATCGCAGAAAGAAAATCTATAATCTTCATTTTTGGTATTTGCTCACTAATTACAAATTCAAAAGTTGTACTAGTTTGTGTCTGGCTTGTAGATCTCCATTCATCACTCCAACTTGTTACACTACCATCATCAATACCACCTAAAGTACCATTAATTGCAAACCTAATATTACCTGCATTGAAAACAACTGTAGTTGTTGAACCTATAGAAATTGTATAAGTTCCTGATGTTATTGTAAAATCTGTTTCAGTTACTAATTGTGTATTTTGTACATCTTCTCTTTGAAAGATTAAACTACCATTCCTAAATATTCTAAATGTATAATCTGTATTAGCAGTTGCAGGTATTAAGCTAAATGTAAAACCTAATATACTATTAGGATAAGATGTATATGTAGATGAAATATTGACACCATTACCTAAATTTGTAGTAATTGCAGGAGGGCTACTAAATAATGAAAACCCACTAACAGTTCTAAATTGCATTGATACTTGTTGAGCAGGTTCTACATCCCCTGATTTTCTATGTAACCATAAATATAAATTATACCAAGTAGCATTAGAGCTATCAAAAAAATCATTACTAAATGTTATACTATATTTAGTTTCTATTGCCTCTATTATTTCGTGTAACCTTAAAGCATATTTTAAATCAGAAAAAAATACACCATTATCGTTACTAGAATTTGTATAATATAAATTGCCTGTAGCAACTTTTGAACTTGAGCTATCATAATATAATTGTCTAGTATGCGATATTAGTGGTGTTATTAGTGGCCCAGAACTTGTTATCATTTTAGCCCTAATATTAAAATTATCATAATCAATATCATTTGTGCTTAAATCTAAAGCACTTAATTGATCATCTCCTAATAAATCTTTCAGGTTTACTGTTTCTCCAAAGAATGTTATTTTGTAAGAATATGGTTTATTTTTTTTTAATTGTACACCCTCTAATCTTATAAAACCTTTTTTGAAAGGTATGTTATTTAATTGTATTTCTGCTGCTACTTTATTTCTAGCATCAAATGTATTTGAAATATCATAATTATAATAATGCTTAAATAGTTTATTATTTGTTTTTGAAGCAGGTATAGTAAAGGTTTGTGTAAATTCTGTAAATATTTTTGCTATATCTTTTACATTTTGAATTGTTTGAGTTATAGATACACTCTCATCTTTGAATAAATCTACCCTAGTACCAGTTATAAATAATTGTAATTTCTGCATTATCTAACATTGTTAATATAATCAAAGGCCTCTTCAAATTGTATTGTGTAATTAATTAATTTATTATTCAAAGAAGTTTTATGAGTAAAATTACTTGTTTTAACTACTATTGGTACAATCTCATTATTATTAGGGCTTGTATATACAGGCCTTACCATCCAACAATATTCAGACAATAATAACTGTTCAAACCAAGTATTTGTAAACTCAGGATAATATCCTGAAGATAAGGTTATGGTTTGTTTTCCTTGTTTATCAAATGTTTTTATTGGATGGCTTTTAGTATCATAAGAACCTGATTTACTAACAATGTTTCTTTGATAATTATCTGCTTTTACATTTGTTGTTTGAACCTCTTTAAGGAAAAACCATAATTCCTGTATTGCACCAAATTTGTTTATAAAAACAATCTTTCTTCCTGATCCATATTTTGTACAATCTATTCTATTTATTGTTACTGTGCCAAATGGTTGAGTATCAGAGGTATCTCCTGCTACAAAATCTTGAGTTGTTATATCCCCACTTGAATCAAAAAACTGATATGCACCATCTGCTCCTACAGGTGCAAATATTTCATATTTATTATTTTTATGATCTTTTGAGAATCCAAATTGGCTTACCGATATTGTAGGATTTGAACCTTCCGTAAATGTACCATAACCATCTACTCCTTGATGAGCTACTGTATTACCTCCACTTACTACATTACCAGTAGCATTTGCTCCATCAAAAAATGTTATAACTCTAGATATAGCTATTTTGTTTTCAGGATAATTAGCAGAATTTAAAGATACAGTGGGAATTAAATAATCCCTTGACAATTCAGCGATTTCAAATAAAACAGGCTGACCTGCTACACAAGATTTTATAATAGTATATCTAACCACACCATCAATACTTAATTGTAATCTAGCTGAAACTGCTCCACTTGGAGTGGTTAAAGTTTCGTATCTAGGGCTTCTAAGTTTTATTACTGCCATCTTTTATTTTTTTATTCCTAATATTACATCTTTTTCTACATCTAATAAATAGGCATTCAAGAAATCATCTCCAAATCTTTGAATACCTTTCTCAAACGGAGTAGAAAAAAATAAAGTAGCCCTTAACCCTCTTCTCCATATACTATTTACTATTATGTATTGCATAGATTTATAACTCATAAACCTACCCCTTTTATCTCTAAATTGAAACTTCTTTAATTTAATCCAATCTCCTATACCTTTTGTAAGGCCACCTTTTGGCCCAGAACCTGTACCAAATTTAAAAGGGCTACTAGCAGTACCTTCATCAGCATAATAAGATTCTGTACCTCTTACACCTCTATCTTGAAAAGCTCCATAATTAGCCATCTTGAATGATACAAAGAAATTATCTTTACTAAATTCAAATACAGGCTCAATAGAATTATACAATGAATTAGAAGCTCTTTTACCCTTTTTACTAAGGTTAGATTTAGCTTGTTGTACTACATATTTAGCATAAGCCTTTACTGCTTTTTCTAATTCAGGAGTTTTCATAATTTATAATTAATACCTACACTACTATTTATAATTTCACTATCCCAAAACTTTACATATTCTCCTTCAAAAAATAAACCTAAGTTTTTACCAATCTTCCATCCAAATATTAACCCTGCTTGGTAATCATCCCATTGTTCTCCATCTAGTTGGTTATTATGGCCACCTTTACCCCAAGAGTTTCTATGTAGATATGAGAAATCTTCATTGCCTTTTATATAGTGATGATAAGGTAGAATCCAGTTTGCGTATGCGTGTAACCAAAACTTAGATCTATAATGATAGAAGTCAGCACCTACAATAGGAGCTATTTCCATAAAAGAATCTAGCTCACTCCATCTCTCTTTATTAAATCTATTCATCAATCCTCCATATACTCTATCTCTAAAATCCCTATCCCCATAAGCTACTATATCTCCTTCAGGATTTCTCCAAATCCAATCATAAAAATAAGAGCCATCATCAATATTTGTGTATTGAGTAAATTCATCTGTATATCCATACTCATATCCTAATTCGTACCAGTAGTTTACAGGATTACCTTGATCATTTAATTCGTTTAACCATAACTCTATCGGATTATATCCATAGGCTTTTTGATGAGATCTAGCAATAGCACCTGCTGATATGCTTAGTTTTTTTCCAAGTGGTAATCTAAATCTTACCTCTGCTGATTGATATTCAAAATCTACATTACCCTGTTTTCTTTGTTCTAGTTTTACTATATGATATTTACCAGTATGCCTAATAAAATATCTAGAGTTTTCAAACTCCTCACTTCTTTCTCTTTCTTTTTCAAAGTGTACAAGATATTCAAATCCTTTTACTGCTGCAGTTGGAGCTGAAAGGCCTACCATATTTTCATTGCCATCTATATAGTTTTGTTTTATTTCATAATCAAATCTAGCCATTCTTCTCATCCCAAATCCTATTCTATAATCAAAAGGATGATATACTGTTTCATCTACTACATCAGGTACTGCATAAAGATCATCAGGATTAGTTCTTATAAAGTAATCAGGATATTGAGTTTCATAAGCCTCTTTAACATCTCCTGCTACATATATTGTAGAATACTTAAATACCTTATCATATATTTTCTTTAAGGCTTGGCCATTAGCATTTGTAGTTAATAATATTAATAATATTGTTATTAGTTTTTTCATTGTTAAAATTTATCTTCTATTAGTTTGTTTATATGTTTATTAATAAGCTCAATACAATTTTCTGGAAGTTTAAGATCTATGCCACTTTCCACCCTTGTTATTTCTTTACCATTATGATACAATACTACAGTAGGTAGATACTTAATGTTTTCTTCTTTAAATAATACTGCTCTTTCTTCCATTGTAAAGTAGTATATATTGTAAACTTTAAATGGAGTTAATTTTATTTCAGAATCCTTAACAAATCCTGCTGAGAATTGTACTATACTTATATCATTCTTAAAATCCTGAGAGTATAAGGATGTAGTTATAAAGTATATTAAAAATATTAATCTCATCTTGATTTACTTATTTGGTATAATCTCTCATCTATCTTTTTTAGATTCTCCTTTATTTCATTTATATCTCCTGATAATACATCTTGTTTTTCTTCTAATCTTTGTACTGTAGATCTTACAAGCTCATCTTTATATTGGAACTCAATAGGATTTACAGAGTTATTTTTTAAATCTTCTACATCATCAGAATTTTGAGCCACCGAAGAGGATAGAGTAAAGTATGTAGTTGCAAGTGATATTGTAAAGAATATTATTACTCCTATAGTTTTAAGATCAAGTGTTAATTTTGAATTTTCTGAAACTTCCATTTTAGCATATTGTTATATCGTTATAAATTATTATATCCATTGTAGCAGTAAATCCTGCTAGTTGATTTTCAAACCTATCAAAGAAAGGTTCTAAAGATGGATCTCCTTCTAACTGATATTGGTCAGTATGCAGTTCTCCTCTTCTAAGTAGTTGTATTAATTTGTTAAGCACCCCTAATTGAGTATTTAAAATATCTTGAAGGTTATTATTTCCTGTAAATATATCTACTGGTAATTCTTTAGATTGATTTACTATATCCATTGCTAAAACACTTACATTGAAAGTTAATGTTTGTTCTCCTACTACTACATTATTAACAATAATATGAGCCATAGGAAACATATCTTGCTTTCTTAGATTTACATCTGATATATCTCCTGAAGTTACAGTATTGATATTTTGATCTTTAAGGAGCTGATCCTTAATAGTGTTTGTAACTTGGTAATATCCTCTAATTCCTTGATTACTCATTTAAGTTTCTTTTTTAATTCTTGAGCTTCCATCTCATTTTTATCTTTCATATATGCTAACCAAGTAAAACATTTGTGTACATTTAATTTAGTGATATGTTCAACTTTTGTAATGTCTGATCCACATAAAGCCCAAATTGATTGATACCATCCCCATTTTTTTCCAAAGTTAGATATTGCTGATAAGCCTCCTCTATTTCCCCCTTCTCCAAAGAGTTCAGGATATGATTTGATAAATCTGCCCCTAGCTTCATCAAAAAAAAAACAGAGGATGTAACTGCTGATAATGGCATATCTAAAAGGTATTTATCATTATCTACATTATATTCATCTATGGCATACTTCTCTCCCACACTTGTTATTATAGGCCTATATAATACATTCATTGCTTTTTCAATATTATCCCAATCTCCAATATATGTATCTAGATCTATATATTCTCCTAGTGTCATATCATCTAACGAAGGATGGAATCCATATTGAGTTTTTCCCAGTTTAAATTTTCTAATTAAAGAAGGTTTATCATTAAAGGTTTTTTCTAATATTGATATTACCTCTTCTGAATCCTTATACTTCATTCTATAAACTTCTTTCAATCCTATCTTACAAAATATCTCAAGCATCTTTGCCTTGACAAACTTAGGATCATCATTATTCTCTTGGATCTTTAAAAAGTGTTTATAATCTCTAAGAGTTATATTATCCATACTCTCAGGAATATTTACTTTGATTTTCATACTATTATAACGAATTTAATTTAACATTTTATTTAAAAAAAAAAGTAGGCTAGAGATACACAAACCACTCGGAAATTGTACCTCTGCCTACAACCAAACAAACTAACTTAAAACAAATTTACTCTATGAAAAATTTAAGTGGTTTCAAAATCTTTTTTATAATCTTTCTCCAACTTCTTATACTTCTTTTTCAACTCTTGTAATTCTAGCTGAACTTTATTCCATCTTTCTTTATAATCACTTATTGCCTCTTTATGAAATATATTATCCCTTTGGATTTCTACTACATATAGAGTAATCTCTAGTAAGTTCAGATCAAAACTTTTAAGCTCCTTGTTATCAGGCTTTAATTTCCTCCACTTCTTTACAAGGCTTGAGCATACTTCCATATTAGAATAATACTCTATATCCTTTAAGTTCTGAATCTTGTCTATTGGCATACTTAAATATAATAAATTTTAACCATAGTAAATAACCATAGCTAACCAATACATAAAAAAGATGGATAGAACAAATATGAACTCTCCAACTATCTTTAATATAAATTTAATTTTCTTCATAATATACTTCATCACATACTGTTATGTTATCCCAATTTTTAAGGGCATAACTTATAAAACGATCAATATGCTTTTTATTGTTAAACTCTCTATTTACATAAACTGGCCTAGCCTGTCTATTTCTAAATACTACTGTTGCTTTTATAGCCATTTATCCTAATTTATCTTGAACTGTATCAATAAATCCTAATTGCCATTTTTCGTGATCGTCAAGATTATCATTTATTTTATTGCTATTAGGTAAATACGTAATAGTATCTTTAAACTCTTCTAATATACTTACAAGAGAATAAGCCTCATCTTGAGTTAGTTTAACAGTTTTATAATTACTTTCCATTTGTCTAGTTTTAAATTAGAGGTATTTTGATTTGTCTAAGAGTAGGTGCTACCTTTTTACACCCTTTTGTTATTTAAGGATAACTCCTTTGCTGCCTCGTTAGGTATCTTGCTTTGACCTTTGCTCACTCAACCGATCCGATTTTTAAGGGGGATCTGACTTTAACAACAATGCTAATATACTACTATTTTTAATTATCAACAAAAAATTTGATAAATATTTTAGATCTAACAGGAATTTGCAACTTCATTCTGCTAGACCTATGGCTCACATATTAGCTTGTTATGTGTTATAGCTAATTAACAAAACAAACTTTTTGCCTTTAGAAGCGAGGGTAAGATTCGAACTTACGACCTTTAGGATATGAGCCTAACGAGCTGACCAACTGCTCTACCTCGCCATTGTTTTATACTAATTCTAAACAATATTTATGTATATATCTTTTTTCTGAATGAGGAATATCAAGGCCTAATAGATAATCAAACTTATCTACTATTGAAAGAGCATAACCATTAGCATAGTAATTGTATTCCCCTTTATCATTATGGATCTGATAATTCCCTTCAGCAACTTCTGTAAGGAAATCTCTAATCTGAAAAATATCTAAAACTGTTTGTGCATCTTGACTTGTTACTATTTTTCTCAAATCAATTTTATTATTTGTAATGTATTTATCGAAAATTTCTAATTTTTAAATTATGTAGCAATATTGCTTTTTTTTATTATAGTACAAACATATAAAGGTAATGCGAAACATAAATTCGCATTAATTACCTTATTATATATCTACCTCTGTTAGGATTCTGTAATTCCATCATTAAAGCATATCTACAAGCATCAATACAATCAGGATGTAGGCCTGTAGGTTTTTGAAGATTATTGCCTTCTTTGTCTTTATCCCATACATATCCTTGCAGCTCTCTTATTAGATTCTTAGATCTTGAAGTAATATAGATCTCATTTTGGTTTATTAGGTTAATACCATATACTACTGAATCTCTACCCTTAGTTACAGGGAATACTTTATGGCCATAGTTTCTAAGTTCTTGTATGGATTTAGGTTCAGCAGAATCAGCATATATATTATAGCCTATATTGTTTTGTCTTATGAAATAACTTATATCTCTATTTAACATTCCTTTACGATATAGGATCTCATCAAATATATAAGCATCATTCCACTTGTAGAGGTTTATAATAACTGAAGGATCTACCGAATACCCAAAATCTAAGCCTCCACAAAGTAACCTAGCATCATCAGGTATTTTATCTATTGATTTCCAATCAGGAATACAAGCTCCTTCTAAACTACCTATTTCCCCTAATCCATATACCTTCCACCAGTTAGCCCAGTATGTAGATGTCTTAGCTTTATCTTTTGCTTTCTCTATTTCTCTTACTATAGATTCAGGAAGGCTATCATTATCCTTATATGTAAGTGTAAGGAAATCTGTATCATCTTGGCCTATCAGTTCTTTATCTACCCAAAATAAATTAGTAGGATTATAATCTAGCCATATATTATTGGAGGTTCTAATTGCTAATTGCTGATAAGAATCAAAGGTTACATTATTACACTCATTTAAAAATAGATCTGACCTTCTAGCTCCTCTAAGTTTATCAGGCTGATCTGTACTAAAAAACTCTAAATAACTACCATTATGAAATTCGTATTTTAAGGTGCTTCTATTGTACTTTCTCTCATCATACCTATTCAAGGCCTTAAGTATGTTTAGAAAGTCCTTTAAAGCTCCTCTACGGAGATGAGGTACACTCTCTGATACTACACTTATCTCAGCTCCCTTATTCCTTATTGCATAATCTATAAGTATTAAAAGTATGGCTATAGTTTTACCTGCTGAAGAACCTCCCCTTATTATCTTAATCCTATTATCAAGTTTTCTTAGTTTATTTAAGGCTAAGGTTTTTTTTATTTGCATTAATCTAGAAATATAGGCAGATCTTCGTTTATATGAATATCTTTAGTTTCTCTTGGCCTACCTGCATAGTAATTATAATAGAGTTGAACATATTTGAAATCTCCTTTTTTTAACCCTGCCTCTAATGCTTCAAAAGCTAAAGGCTCTAATGGAGTTAATTTCTCTATAAGATTTAACTCTTCAGCTTTAGGTTTTCTACCTGCTCCCTTTCTTTTACCTCCTCTATTTTCTACTTTCATTTTTTGAAAAACTTTGATTAATCAAAAATATAACGAAATTATCCTTTTATTTTAGTAACATCCAATAAATGCTTTTTAGTTTCTATTAAGAATTTATTTCTGGTTCTTTTATTTTTAAAGTTTCTTGGTATCTGTATTATTATGTATTTTGGTTTAGATTTATTTTTAATCCACTTTTTTATATTTTCCAAATTGTTCATCATAACCTATTTGATCTTTTGGTTCTCTGTTTCTATTATACTGATCCTTGTACCATTTTTCATCTCTTGTATTTTCAAGTTCTTTTTCTAAATTAGCTAAAGCCCTCCAACAGACCTTTGCTGAGTGAAGCTGCCCATCAGTATCTATTTTACCTGCTTCAAATAAATGCCTAGTAAGGGCATCTAATTCATCTGTACTTTTAGACCTATCCCAATGAAGAGGTTTATCAGGATGATGCTGCTGATTTCCTATATAAGATACCTTAGCAACTTCAGCTAGAGCTTTAGGGAAGTATTTAATTAATCCTGTATATATAGGTATCTGTTTTCTTTTATCTTTATCTGTTTCCATTATAATACTTTTTCTTTCCAAGCCCATTCCTTTTTTAAAAGATCGAGTTTTTCTTTTACTTGTTCTCTTTTATTAACTGGTAATTCTAATACTGCTTTTACTAAAGGATCTTCTAATTTCTTTTTTTGATTATTACATTTAGTTTCTAACATCTCTACTTTATCTATCTCATCTTGATCTTCATCTTCAAAATGAAATTGATTTAAGATCTTGATTACATCCTGATTTGTTTTATATATATACCACTTCCTATAAGAGTTAATTAAGGTAGCGTGATTTACTGGCCATCCTTGAGAGGTGTAAAACTTCTCCATTTTTTGCCACCTCATTTTCAACTTATCTCTAAGTATGTAACATAGTAAGCCTCTATGTTCTATTACATTCCTTTTTCTTGATTTTTGGAATAGGTTTATTCCTGATATTTCAGTAATCTTATTAGCTATATCTATTGCCTTCATATTCTTAACTTTAATAAATGATAACATTCTGCATATTTTTCTTTGGCTTTACTTTTATATTCTTTCTTGAATAGCTCATATAATCTCCTAGTATATTGATATTTTGTTTTACATCCTTTATAATATTTCTTTGCAAATGCTTTCCCTTTACCTTTAAAGTAATTAACATTATCGGCTGAATCTCCGATTATACACTGCTCATAAAAATTAAACAAGGCCTCATCTTCTGTTATATCATATAATTCTTTTTTTACATAATTATATATTAATGCAGGAAATTGTTTGTAATCTTTATCTATTGATACTATTACTACTTGATCTCTACCTGCTTCATTCTTTATTCTATTCCAGTTCTCTGCTACAAGATCATCTGTTTCTAATCCTCTAGTATATACACTATTATAAGTTTGCTTTACGAATTTGTGCATATCATATAGTAGTGGAGGTTTTTCTTGTTTCTTTCTATTTGCTTTATATTTAGGAGTAATCATCTTCCTAAAGTTACCTGAAGAACCTGAAAAAGTTATAACACTTTTAACATCAAATATATCATCAATATCATTAATGATTTTCATATACTGTTCTGAGTATTTATCCTGAGCATCTTTAGGTTCTCTATAATATATATCATCAGGTTTTTCCCCATCTATTCTAGTTCTATAACAACTAGCAAAGATTAAAGAATCTGCATCAAATAATACTATCATATATTATATATAAAAAAGTTAATACTAATCCTACAATAGATATTGCAGTAGCTTTCATTGTTTCAGAATATTTTGCATCAGATCTACCCTGCCTACTTCTATATTGTCTATGTTTATTCACTTTGTGTTTTTTTCTACTATTCTTTTATAGTCATATCTAGGCCTTTTATTATGATAACTATCCTGATCCAAATCTATTGTATTTTTATTAATAATACCACCCTCTAAATCTAAAATAGTATATCCTTGTTTTACTAGAAGATTAATTGCTTTTATTTGTTCTTCTACTCTTTCTTGAGTTCTAAATGCCTCAAATATTGAATTACTTATTGCCATTGTCTTTTTTTTAATAGTTACTGCTAATATAACGATTTATTAACAAATAATTTAATTACTATTTAAATTTATTTTAGAGGCCATATTTTCGGTAAGGAGATATACTTGTTTTTTTACTTTCTTTTTATTCCATATTGTAGTAGAAGGGCAATATAATTCTGAGGGATCAGGCATATCAATTCCATCTAGCCAGTACATATAATTACCTTTAGGATCATTTACAAAATATAGCTTAACAATATCATCAGGCAGCTCCATAAGTTTATCATACTTGAATTTTTCTAAGAGTTTTTCTTCATAATACTTATCTCTAAATTTCATCTCAATAACTACCTTTCTATTTTTAGGAGATAAACCTTCTGCATCCCAACTCTTATCATCTTTGCCTACCCATTTGAGATCCCATCCTAAAACATTTAGAATCATAGTTACTGCCCTCTCCCATTTGTGAACCTCCTTAATTTCCATTATCCCATATCTTATTGAGATCTTTAATCCATTGTACTATTGTTTTTGGGGAGCAGGTACAAGGTAAGTAAAAGTTATGTTCATAGTAGATAGAGTGGAGCTTTGATACCAGTTCAAACTCTTCCCTTGATAAGAATGATTTTTTACCCATTCTAAATTTTTTCCATTTTTGTCTATCATATTTACTGAATTTTGTTACCATCTTTTTATCTTGATTTTATTTAGGGCATCCTTTCTATCATCACACCCACACGAATCATAACCTAGTTTTTTTGCTATCCAAGTTGCTATTTTTTTACCCTGCCCAAAGGTTATTATATTTATTACTTTTTCTGTTAAATCTCCTAGTTTCATATAATTTGTTTTAATTTATGTACTACTTTCTTATAAGTGTTATACAAAGAATAATAAGGTATTCCTGATTTTCTAGATAATTCAGCAATAGATGTACCTGAGTTCACTATCTCAAATACTTTTTTATTATACCAATACATCTTATCAAGCTCATCCTGAATCTGTTTATATTTAGAATCATAGTTTACATAAATATCTGCTTTACTAAATTCAGTTAAGTTTCTAACTATTGTAACTTTCTTTTTTCTTCTATATAAATCTATAAACATACTTCTAAGAGTTTTAAATATATAGTAATAATTTATATCATCATTATAAGAAATATCCAGTTTATCATTCTCAATCTTGAGTTGAATTTTTATATACATCTCCTGAGTAAGATCCTTTGCAGTTTCTTCATCTAAACCAAAGGATTTACATATCTCTATCCAATCATTATTTTTTTGGAACAAAAGTTCCATATATTTTTTCATAGGCTCTACGATAAAGGATCATACAGATCATTTACATAAGGTAGCCCTATATCATTTACGGAAAAACTAAATGTTTCAAAAGAGTAATTTCTACTTCTTTTACATTTAACTGTAATCCAATCTTTGTTAATTGTGTTTTGTTCAAGTTGTATTTCACATTCCACCTTCTTCATTAAAGCAGATCCAAGATGGCCTGTAGCCTTATCAGATCCATAGTTAGAATGTATAACAGTAATTATATGGCAGCAATATTTGGCACTCCACTCCATCAATTTTTGTACTGTATAATTAGCTTCTTCTAAACTATTTACATCCATACATAAATCAGCTATACCATCTATTACTATCATTCCAATATTATCTTTTGTTCTAAGACAATACTCTATAAATTCTATTCTTGTTTTTGGGAACTCAGATCTAAGGCTATATATATAATAACACCCTAAAGATCCTTCACTCATATCTACTATTCTTCTAGCAACTCTTTGAGTATGCCAAGAACCCTGTTCTGTATCAATATGTATTAAACATCTTCCGTTTCTATGGCCTTTAATTTTACCACCAAATCTATTTTTACCACTTAAATATACTGATGCTAATAAAGAAATAAAAAATGTTTTCTTACTTTTTGGAGGTGCTTGTACCATAGTAATATTAGAATAGGTGCAAATTGGTACAGGAAGAAGCTGATCTCCCTTGTTTGATTTAATCAATTTTTCTCCAAGTGATATAGCTACTGGAGGATATGATAATTCTTCTGATGTACTTATATAACAACTCTTTTCAAGCTGCTCTAATTTCTTGTTATTTAGCATATAATAAATATAAAAAAAAAGAGGGAAAGATACTTATACCTTTACCCTCTTAGATTGATAGTTATAACCCTTTATCTTAGAATGGTAAATCAGAAGTAGGAGCTACTTCCTTTGTGCCTTTTAATTTATTCATTGATTCTTTCCAATCATTATCTGATTTCCATTCCCAGTTATCTTTGCTTACTTCTACCATCTCTCCAATAGAATTTATATCAAAATACATTCCTTTAAAATATTCTTTTTTAGTTTTTGCATCTCTTTCTTCTTTGGTTTGAGGTTTTGAAAATGATCCGTATTCTAATTTGACACCATATTCGTTTTCAAATATTTTAGGATCATCTAAATTAATTGCCACATCTACATTCAGATAAGTTCCTGAAGGTTTCTTCTCAAAATAATGTTTTGGTAATTTTCCTACATTTATAGACATTCTACCAAGAATAGTTTTTCTTTTTACTTTACTCATAATTTTAATTTAATTTTTGTAACTCTAATTTAGTGATTTTATTTAACTTATAATGTTTTTCTATCTCATCTATTGAGGTTGTTTGTTCTTTTAATCTTTTGGCTACTGCCTTATAATGAGATGAATTTAATTTTAGTACAGGTAAATCTTTTTGATTTGCTATAGCATTTTGTACTTCTTCTGCTGAAGCTACTGAAGTATCTAAACCTATACCTAAATTACCTAAAGCTCTACCCCAAGATGAAGTTTCACAATTCTCTACATAACTTGTTTTATTTATAAATGTAGATCCTTTAATTTCTTCAGCTAGTCCAGTAGCTACTGATACTCCCTTTTCATTCCTTATAGTAGATAAGATGAGTATTGAATCAGGAGTTTTTTCTATAACCTCTGATGTTAATGTATAATTAGGATAATGAGATCTAAAGTATTTTAATCTTTCATTAACCTCTACATATTCTTTACCTTTTATATTAATCGTTTTTAATTGCTTGTTCATTTTGTATTTTCTTTTTTAATTCTTTATTTTCTCTTTTGCACTTCTCTAATTGAGATTTATTATATTCATAAGCCTTAGTTAAAGCTATGATTTGTTTTTCTCCTTTTATGTATGGCCAATCTTTATGTTTCATTTTTCAAAAAGATTATTGCCATATATTAAATCATCTACAGATACATCATCTGAGATCCATACATCTATCATAGAATATAATACCTTAATATCACTGATACTTAAATCTTGATAATTGTTAGTGTTTTTTAGTTTTGATTTAATAGCTGAGGCTGAAGTCCACCTCTCTGCACTTTTATTAAGTGTTAATTTATGATTAGATTTTAACCTATCATATAAATTTAAAACAGGAAGTGGCTCTGAAAAAACATAAGCACTTTCTGTACCTGATATTATTTGATCAGGATTTAAAAATGGATTGTTCATATATCTAAAGTTTAATTATAATTTACATAAAGATATTAAATTATTTGTTAAAAACAATAGTTTAGAGAAAAAAAAAGGATTAAAATTAATTAACCCCTTTTTACCAAAGACAAAATGAACAGAACTAATCAAAATTAATTATTTATCCATTAAATCTACAAACTCTTTATATCTATTTATTAACGAAAGTAGATCTTCATTTGATAACTTTACTGATTCTTTACTTTTTTGTAACAATTCTTGAGATATATCATAACCATATTCTTTATTGAGGTTTAAGGCAAATTGATATTGCATCCCTTGATTTCCTACATTACAGGAATAGCACTGTGGCTTTGCATTTGTTTCTAGCCATCTAGTTATATAATGCCTCCTAGAAATCATATGCCCACACTGCATATAATCTTTATAATGTCTTTTAGTGTTACAAGTATAACACTTTACTATACCAAATTTATCTGCTGATTTTAATCTAATATATAAAGAGAATATAGTATCTAATTTTTTTATAAGATATTTTCTACTAGGTTTTTTAGCCATTACTTAATTATAAACAAAGAAAAGAAAAAAGAAAAAGTAAACAAAAAGAAAAAAGAAAAGAAAAATCCCCCCCAAAAAAAGAAACAATTAAATTTACAAGATCCAACAGGAGTGATTACCTGAAGTTTAGCAACTTGAACTGATTTGCAACAGTTGAACAAATATATAAAATTATTTTAAATATAGTTTTCTATATCTAAAAAGTGTAAGTACACAAACAAATAATAATATAAATGTAAAAATATTAGGATGTGATTCTCCACATAATCCCAGTAAGTGTTTTAATATTTCCATATTATCTTCCTTGACCTCTATAAGGTTTTTTATATTGTTTTGATGTTTTTAATCTACTTGCATTTTTACTATGAGGATGAGATGTTCTCTTTCTTTTAGTATAAGTAGATATTATTTTTCTAGCCATTACTTTTTTAAGATCTTAGCAGTTTTTTCAATACCTCTAGAAGTAAAATAAAACCCTAAACTCATTATAACTATTTGGCCTAAAAGATCTACATATTGATTGGCAATATTAAACTCTCCTATATTACCATCTGTAATGGCAAATAGAGTATATAGAACTAAACTAAATATAGTTAGTAAAGGCCTGATGTTTTTAGATAGCCAAGAATCTGATTGCATATCTGCTGAATGTCTAGATGTTATTTCTTTCTCTAAACTTAGTTCGTGAGCTATAAATATATTAGTCATATCTTTTTCAAACTCAGCTTTTTCATCTTTTGTTTGAACAAACTTATCTACTACTGAAGATATTTTATCTGCTATACCTCCACCTGCTGCTCCAAATATTTTACCTAATATATCTTTCATTTTTTATCATCATAAGATTTGTAACAGATTGCAATAGCCTGTTCTTTAGTATGGTACTTTGATAATTCAGGTACACATCTAAGCATAAAATCTGATTGTTTTTCTCCTGATTTTGGTTTAGGTATTGGCATCTAATATATTTTTATATGTAATACTAAAAAGATAAAATAAATATTAATCTCTAAAAAATCATCATCATTATTCTTAGGATGAATAGAAACTCCTAACAAGAAACAATATCCATCATAAGATCTATCAATAATTGCTACTTCGTATTTCACATCTTATAGTAAGTGGCTTGGCTACCTTTGTACTTTGCTACTAAAACATTATTTCTATTAGCCTTCTTACTTACATAAGATAAATGAATCCATCTTGGAGAACCATCTTCACTATCAGGAGATTTACCGAACTCCCAAATCATCTGATCAAAATCTAAGTTTTCTTTAATCCAAAAGAATAACTCTCTATTTGATTTTTCTCCTAGAGTAGTCATATCAATAGCTTGGCCTTTAGTATGCTGAGATGTCTTAGAAGAGTTTGGAATTGCCTCACAAAGCTCTTGGCTTCTGTACATACTATTAACTCTAATAGGATGGCCACACCATTCTCTTAAAGGCTCAAAACACTTCTCTGCTAATACTTTCATATTTTTTAAATGAGCCTCTGTAGGTACATTTTTTATTTTATGTTTACTAGCAGTTTGTGAATATGTAGCCTCTCTAAAACTAATATGCTTACTAATACTATTATTTACTTTCTCCTTTTTCTTCATCTTCTTTTATTTCTGTATAGCTTCCATCTTCTAAAGATATGTTTACTTTACCATACTTATCTTCTAGATCTTTCTTAACACCTTCTTGCTGAGTTATAATTTCAGCCCATAGATGCAGTAAGCTATGTTTTTGAGTTTCTAAAACTCCAAGATCGTGCTTTATAGCATTTTTCTTTTGCTCTTGTTCTTGTAATTGCTTTAGTTCTTCTTTAGTTATTTTACTCATTTTTAAAAATTTAATTAATAATACTCAAATATACTTATTTTATTTTTTATTAAGATGTTCCACCCATAGCCATTACTCTTATAGAACATCTAAAAGTAGTGCCAG